CTTGCCCTCCAATATTTGATAATGATATTGTATATGTAATAGTATCACCTTGTGCATATAGAGGTTGACTTGACGTCTCGACCTTTTCAATAGCTATTTTACCGGGTGGTATATACGGTCTATCACAACCTTCATCGTCTATTTCTCTAAACGACCGCTGTGTAGTCGATTGTACAAGATCGCCTGAGTCAACTTGTATACTTTCAATTAATTTAAGTTGTAAGTCATATATTTGACCTACAACTCTGTTAAGAGCTCCGGTAATATTTTCTTCATTGTGATGTACATAATATGACTCTATAGAATCTATGTTAAACTGCGTCAGGTCAATATTATAGTTGTACGAATCTAATATAATCGTATCATTTTCATATACACCAGCAAATCTACCTATGATATTATTTTTTAGGGTTAAAATATCATTAACAATCTTAAATAACTCACCGTTAATGACTGGTACTTGTACATATTCTTTTGGGCTCAAGGAGAAGCCGTTGACGCCAAAATTATTATAGTTAAATTTATTAATAACCTTACGAAACGATGTCGATGAGGGCTCGTTAAAGTGGTAAATCCTAGCCTCGTTAAATATAAATACTTTGTCTAAGCCATCTTCACCTTGTGTTATATGTGCACCTCTGAATTTTTGAGCGGATACAGGCGCTTGCTCTGTAACAATGTTAATATCTCCTAGTTTTGCTGTATTCCAATTAAAGTTTGTATTTTCCCACTGTGTATATTGATCCTCCCACACTATAGCCCTTTCAAACCCCCCTCTCCGTGCTAGATCAAACAACCTAGTCTCGTTATATGACCCTACAGATTTAGCTACATCCGTCTTATACTTTTTATAAAGGTTTTTACTCGTACAAAAATACCAAAAGTTACTATCTGTCTTAGAAAAATCTATACACCTTAACTCTTCATCAATCTCCAGGACTTCAGGCAGCTGCTGCACCTCCGTATCACGCGTATTTATATCAACTCTATATAAAAATATATTACGACTATCATTTACAGTCATAATACATAAAACGCCAAAATCCGGGTCAAATCCTAATGCCTTAACTTCCTCAATACCTGCTTTTTGCTGTTTGATATTAAACAGTGTTAGTGTTGTTATGTATTCAAAATCTACAGTATATACTTTTACGCAAGCATTAGCATTATCGTAAACTGCGACATATTGTTCATTACACGCTACTTCTGTTGGTTCGTTAAAGTTACTCCTGCGATCGGTATTACCCGAGCCACCTAATATCTTTTCAAGTAAGCGCCTATTTTGTATCGAGTTATCATTATTAAGATAACCAGTAATATCATACTTAAGTACTGTATTATTACCCCTATCAGTAATAAACATATGACTACTATTACACGCAATACCACCAATTTTACCAAACTGCAGGTCATTCTCTCTACCTGGTAGAAAAACTCTTTCTAACTCAACATTATCATTTAAAGAGCTTTGTTCTAACGCCTCTAATACGGCCTCAACTTCATTTACCGGCCCACTTGTAAGAGACTCATAAAAATTACTCACCTCAACAACACCAAACTCTTCATTATTACCAGTAATAGATACAAAGCTAGTATCTGTAACGTTAAATAGTGTAAATTTAGTAGTATCTTTATAGTTTAGCTGGACAGCTGTACCGAAAACTTTACCAAGATCGTTATAAAATATCGATTCGTTAAATATAGTGGTGTTATATATTATAGGAATATCTCGATCGACTCTATATGAAGAAAAGGTCTCTGCAGCTGCAGAGGATAACCCGGCGTAAACTATTTCATCTGTAAAGGGTAGGTTGTTAGAAGCAATAAACAACCTACTATAAAAATATGTATTATTTTCTCGTAGATAGTCTAGCTTACGTTTAAATACTTCATAGTTAAACGTTTCGTTTAACCCAAAAAGACATTCACTTTTTGATCTAGGTAGTTTAATGTTACTATCATCTACGCTTCTGTCTCTAAAAATTCTAGAAGTAAACAGATCAGTATTATATGTAGCTTTTGGCTCAAGAACGGCTCCCGTTTCAGAAGAAGATACCTGACCATCTTTATATTGAACATAACCGATGAAATCCTCACCGGATAAAGTGAACATATCACCGTATGTGTATATTTTTTTATATGAATAGTAGTCCATTAATTGCTAAATGTTATATTATTTACCTTAACCCCAACAGGTAAGATGGTTTGAAAGTCTTGCAGTAAGTTAATCTTTATCTGGGATTGTAACTTTGTATCTTCTATTCTAAAGTTATTTATCACTACATCAATTGCCTTGCTAGCATTATGTCTACCGAGTTTATAAAAGCGTTCAATTGTAGCCTTATTATTACGCTGACCGTGAGGTATAGATAATACTAAATCATCAATCTTTTTATCTCGTAAACTCAAAGCAAATATCTCCGTATTATTGAGTGTTTTATTATTAATGTAGAAGTTTTCTACCTTTAAGTTATTAATAAAATAGTAGCCAGGCTGCTTTAAGTATGTAGCTAAATCTAAACCATTAGCGAAACCTGCTGTACCCACATAAAACTCATCGTTAAATAAATTATGTATCTTATATTTACCACGTTCAAAGCGAATATCCTCATAAAACACACCATCAACAAATAGTGCAGCTACTCCCAGCATGCTATCAAAGTTAAATGTAAAGGTATGCCTTCCTTTATCAACTCGAGCCGGGTCGAATTCAATTACTCGGTTAAGAACATCTTCAGAATTGTATTTATTTGTGAGAGTAATTTTAAAGTCTAAAGTTTTGTTACTGTATATATGGTTAAGTGTATTATAATTTGTAATCGGCGTTACTACTAGACCTTCTGCGGTTACACCTTCAAAGGGTACAGACGCTCCTGTAGGCGCATTTAATGTGACAGAGTTATCACTATTTGCAAACAACACTAATTCACTAAAGTTACCAACACCGCCCTGAACGTATTCGTTTACTATATCTAAAGCAATAATTTCACTAGTTATAACATCACCTGTGTTAAGCTCGCCTTGCAAATCCTGTATCTCTGTATCATCACCTTCTACTAGACCAAAATCTAATTGCTCATCATAATTGACCGCGTTTATAAACACACCATTAGTGTTATACTCGCGAGTTGTATTTCCAATAGCAATAACAATCGTCTTAACTGGTTCTCTATTAGTAACAATCAGATCAGATATCGGGCAATCTGATGTTAAAAACGTAATTGCCTCGTTACGTCTTAAGTCGTGCTTAATTAAAGCATATTGCTTCTGCTCTGTATTTGTAGATCGAACTGTATAAAAAATTATATCATCACCGCACCATTTTGGCTGATGCACACACGCTGGAAGTAGGTATATCTTATTATTATATTCAATAACACCTTCATAGTATGCCAAACCAGCTGAATCTTTATATTCGTCAAACTCTTCAACTAAATCATCATCAAGTGTATATTCTGTTAGTTCAAGTGTGTATATATTAAGCTTTTTTACTCTGTTAAGTGGTAATAGGAACAATATATGATCTACAGCCATATATGTATTAATATAACCGTATATACCGGAAGAGTCTATTTCTAATCTTTTCTTATTACCCTCCGCATCAACTCGATACATAAAAGTAAAGTTATCACTCTCACTTACAACGATAAAGTCCTCTAGAGCTGCAAATCTAAATATATCCTTAATATTTTCATCACCATCTTCTATTGTTGATTGAAACGTTATAGTATTTAGTAGTGTTGCATCTGTATTATATATTCTTAACACATTTTTGTTAACTATATGCAAGAATGGCGTTATAGTACGGTCCTGAAACACTCCAAAACCTGAGCCTACACTATTACCCATTATTTTATAGCCATACTGTGTGTCAGTATCTATGTCTGCATCAAAAGATAGAGAAAATTCTTTAGTTTTGTTAATATCTTCATACACACTTAACTTTGTATAGAATGTCCCGTCAAATAATAGCTCCTTCTGCGATGATTCAACACAAAAATCTTCTGTAATCTTACCTAGACTTCTATTTGCTGTATTATCTATATCTCTTTGCAGGACCTGATAATGATAGTTATCAAATCCCGAAGCTAAAGGCATAGACGAGCTAATTATATTATTAATATCACTAATTCCAACCCTTTCATACTTCAGAAGACTGTTTGGAGTAATAACAGCGTCACTTTTTTTATCAAAAAACTTTATTCCTGCAGTATCCTGCCTTAACCTATCACTATATGTAACATCCTGATCAGCGTTATCGGTAAAAGAAGTTACGTATCTAGGTATTTCTCCTAAAGCGTCAAACTTTGATGCAGCATCAGGGTAATAATACCTATCAACCCACACAGCCGGCTGTAAAGGGCTACTAGCTGACAACCATGTACATAAATACCTACCGTTTTGATAATGTCCAGGTTGATTTTGCTTTACGTAGAACTTATCCGATAAAGCTGGTGATGGTCCACTGAAAGCACCGTTTTTAGTGAATGTAGTATCATTAATATTAAGCTTCTCGAAGGGGTATATAGAAGACGGCGCTGTAAATGCAGTAGTTCTACCACTTTCTATGTATATATCTTTATCAAAGAAGGTGTAAATTAAAGACATTTTGTCGTGTCCCCCCTCTTCATCACCACCTGTATCGATAGTATTATACTTTCTATATGTAAATGTAGGAAAAGTATCAAACGAATCTAAAGTATTCGTACCTCTCTTAATAAATCCATACTCAGAACGACTGGTATCAAGAGTAAAGAAGTTAAACTCTAAGCTACACTTCTTTAAATCTTGACTATTATATTCGCAGTGAAAAAGGTACTGACCTTTCTGGTTAAATAGACTTTTAAGTGGGTTAATAGTAAGCGTATTAAATTTATTTACCTCGTAATTTACAAAATCATTGTTTTGACTGTTGTTTATATTTATAAAGTTATAGTTAATCGCGATAGTATTTGCACCGGTCGCGCTGAAACGTAAATCAGGCTTAATTTGTTCCATTATAATATCTGTTTCACTAGCAGACATCACAAACAACTTTTCATCTGTGCATTTAAATAAATGCATCCTACCAAATTCATCAATATTATATCTGAACATATCACTTGTCTCAACCAGCTTATCTATTTCAGCCTCACCTCGTAAGAAGACAAACTTATTTAAAGCTTCGTCCCAGTGCATATAAAAGTAGTTCGACCCATCATTATGTCTAATACGTAAAAAGTAATCATTTAATATTTCAAGCTCGAAATAAAAGTTATTTTTGATGGCTCTATTAATATCCTCTAGACCAACCGCGCGCTGTGTAAGAGACTTATCACCATCCGGTTTATAAATATAAAGATTTCTCTTTTCAACAGTATCTTCCGGAGCAAAAAACCTAAGAGGTGTAGTTATAACCTCTAACCCTGTAGCTTTAGTAGGCAACTCAATAAGATCGGTTAATAGGCTACTGTTTGTAAGGTAATTTAAGCTAAAGTTATTATTTTTCTGATCTCTTAGTTCTTCAAACGCAGCAATATTGTTAACCCTAAACCCCTGCTCTAGATTAGATCTATATTGTTTAATGCGCCTAGTACTGTCGGGATATGTAACCTCAGGAAAGCATATTTCTCTTGTGCTGTTATATACCGCCTTATTACAATACTTTTTCACTGTATATATTTAATATAATATATGCCTTAAGCAAAGAAATACTTCTAATCTCGGTGACCTAGATCATTAATTACCCAGCTATGTTTATTACTAAGTTGATTATAAGCGGTTTCTTTCTTATGATACTGCTTAACATCTAGTCTTACACTATCAGGGAACGTAGCTACGTTCTTAGATAAATTATACCAACCTAACAGCGTTTTATCATATGCTGTGATTGAGAACGCATAATCATCACCACCAGATAGGAAGTTCTCGGCAGTAGTTAAGGAGCTTACATTCCAATCATTTAACTCGCGGTTAAATTTATAAGCCTGTGTAAACATATACTCTATATTTTCTACATTAGATATATTCCAATTGTTAATTACACCATTGAATTGCGCGCACTCAGCAAAGGTATAACTCAAGTCTGTTGTACTTATTGTTGGCGCGCCTATGGCAGTGGTTTTACCTGTATAGTTTGCACACCCACTGAATGCAGCATTAGTTGTTATGTAGAGACCGGTCCATTCTAATGTATCGATATACTGTAGCTTACTAAAGTGTGCATCATTACCAAACTGCCACCCTGATAATTGACCTGAAATAGTAATTGTATATATACCGTCTACGTTATATTTATGAATCACATCTGGTGAGTTGTATTCGGTTATATCATTATTAAACCCATCACCCCAGTCGACATTTATATCATAAGCACCGCTAGCGATTAGAGGTAGTACAAAAGTGCGACCTGATCCTTTGTTTGTATCTATTTTAAACTTAAACTGATCTAGTTTGATAGGTACAGCCGTCTGTACACTCTTCGGTTCATCATATAGACTAGTCACCGTAGTCGTTGTCTGATGCTCTTCTCCCTCTGTACCATTAACTATATACGAAAACTCAACACTGTACGTAGACCCAGCGGACAGTGCACCACCACTAGTAAATAAGAAGGTGTCACCCGTCGCGGATAACCTTTCTGCATTTGTAACGCTGTTATATACAATAACATTTTCTGCTCTTTGTGAGCTATTGTTCTCTACCTGTATTTTATATGTAATAATATCACCTCTCGACTGCACACTAGTTGGTGCATCTACAGTTAAGGTTAGATTTGCGTTTTTAGCTACTTCACACATTGTAACATCCTTAATTGGAGGTATTATTGGGAAATTAACATCTGGCTTTTCAAGAATAACCTCCCCACCATACACAGAATTACACTCGATTGGTAGTAGTGGTTCAGGGTATTCTGTTGTAACTTCAGGTTCTGTTTCTGTACCTTCAATATGAAAGGTGTCGACAATAATATCAAACGACATGTTCGTTGATGTTAAGGGCTTAACGAAGGAAACACCAGGCGTGAGTTTTGTACCTGGTAATATGTTGAGGTTAACATCTTCTGTTAAAATATTAATAAAATCTGTATCACCAACACCCCTATAATCAATAAAAATCGTCCGACCGTAATTACCTAACCGAGCTCTTAATATTTTCTGCCCGTTACTCAATAATTTAAATGCAGAAATTGGATAATGCACGTTCAGATACTCAAAATCATCTTCTGCACCGCCCCTCATAGTAATAGAGTTCGTTTCTAGGTCATCAATACCGGATCTAGCTCTGCCACCTGGCCAGGTTGTTTCAGCAGCAAATAGACCGTGAGTATCTAAACCAACTCCAATAACACCCCCTACCATACCATTTACCTCTACATCAGGCTCATTTGTATTAACACTTGCAGTGCCAGAGTAACCAAGATCTATACCACGACCGCCGCCCTCACCGGATAATGCCGTACTACTATCTCTCAGGAACAAACATAAACCATAATCATCGGTTTTATTCCAGTTTATAACTTCATACTTTACAGACCATACAATATCATACAGTGGTGAGAAGGCACCATCGCTAATATTAACGGCTGCGGCAGATACTGATAATGTATTTGGGTAGGTCATTATTTTCTTTTATTTATTCATGAATCAGAAAAACTAAAGTGTATGAACCCTTATCACTTGTCTTAGTTTTATGAACTAACCTTAAATTAAACTTACGTAGTTCATAGCAAATAGTCTTAAGATGCTCTTGCTGTATAGACACTATTAAACTACCACGCTTGTCATCTTCTAGAATAACATCGGTAAACTCAGTTAGGAGTGTATATGCTTTTGTCTTTGATAGCATGATAATAATATTATTTATTCATACCACCTTATAGTCCCATAATATAATAACCTACCACCCGTATGAAACCTCCGCAGTAACATGCATGTTTAAAAATCTAAACGCATTATCATTACCTTCAAGAGGTGTACCACGCCAATCATCTAAATTACATGAGCTAAATCCTGTTTCACCTGCATCACTAAAAGCTACACCGGAGAAGGTATTTAGTAATGTGGTGTTGTAAAGCTCATTAGCATCAGTTACACCTTCGGTATTAATATATATTGTGTCTGTTATATTATTTATCGGGTTATATGATGTAACTATTCGTGGATAAGATGCTAATGTAACAGGCCAGTTAAACTCAACCGTATGAGCTACAGGTCTAACAGCTTCTGCAGTATGTGTATGTACTCTACCACGTAATTGTCTAGTACCGTCGCCAGGAATGACATGTTGATCAAAACTCTTTGCATAAAATCTTTGACACGCCTCTAGTTCTTCTCTATATGGCTTATGTTCGAATGCAGTGGCTATCTCACCTTCTTCTAGTTGTATTTGAGCTATATCATACCAACCATCCGTGATGAACGCGTCATTCATGGCTTCCATATCTGCTTCTGTTTGACCTAAGCCAAAGCCTGCAGGCCGTGGATTTAATTGCGTACCATGTCTCTTCCAGTTTGCCCGACTCCAAAGTATCTTAAGATCAAATTCATAGCTTAGATCTTGTAAAAGAGGTAACTTACTTATACCAAACTCATTTACTAGAGTTTCTATACTTGTAACGTCCTCATTGTTAGCTAGCTTATCTAGCAATTCTACGTTGGATGAGCTATAACCATGGCTTTGGATCAGCTCATATGTTGGAATCGTCCAAGTGTGAGTAAATCTCTGCCATGTAGTTGTTATATCAAAAGTCTTATTTGCAGATGGTGTCCATACCCCCTCCGTATCAGATTGACGCCAGCTCTTAGCATGAATCTGTGGGTCATTAACCATCTTTGTATTTTGTGACGCTCTAGCCCAAAACGATAATGTTACTGTCTTACCTAACATTGCCACTGCATCTTCAATGCCTTGTAAACATAGCTTACCATCAACACCTGTATCGATACTCACATTAGGGTTTTCACTAAAGGTAATCCCATTTGTTTCCAGCCTCATATAGTGAGAGGCATTAAAATTTTCTAGCTCAGTTGTTGTACAATTTTTACGAGAAGCTTTCCAAGTACCGGTATTATTTCCCGACACTCCGGTTGCCATTCTATCTGCAACTATAACTTGTCTATAGAACTTACCGTTTGTATCGACTGTGAATTTCTTTCTTGTGCCAGGGTAATACTCACTCGAACCTTGCTCGTACTCTGTAGCGCGCTGCCATACATCGAAGTTACCATTAGTAACCTTATTTTTAACACCAGTCAAAAGAGTATTAGCAGTTATAACTGAACTACCATTTATATTAATAGCGTCCGCATTTACTGTACTAGCATTTACTGTATCAGCGTTAATAGTATCTGTGTCTAAACTAGCTGAAGTAATCTCACCTGTCGCGTTAATAGTCTGAACTGTAATATTTGACGAATTATCTAAACCACTAATACGGACCCATGTACTAGCTGAGTATATATACAGCGCGCTAGCTGCAGTATCAAACCAAAAATCTCCATTTGATGGATTAGTAGGCTCGCTTGTTTGCATAGATACACCACTACCACTAACTTCAACCCAACCGGTACCGTCACTGTAGACAAACAACTTATTTACATCAGAGTTAAACCAAAAATCACCTGTAGCAGGATTTACTGGCGCGCTATCACTTATTTGCGCGGAACTTGACAGCCAGTTTGAGCTTTGTGTATTAGTCCAGCTATAATTATCATCCCAAGCATCTTTCTCTGCTTGCAACACATCTACACCAGTACCGTCATTAGTTTGATCTGCTACCTGTAACCATGTTGAGTTTGGCCCACCTAGAAATGTGTATAGTTTCTTTTCTTCTTGGTCGAATGCCGTGTCACCAGAGACAGCTTGTGTTAAGCTGGCTAATTCTGATGTATTGACACTACCTAAGAACTTATTTCCAACAATAACACCGCCTTTTGTTTCACCATCACCAACATATACTCGACGTGTATCAACGGTGTAGCCGAGCTCGCCCTCAGTAAGGACTATCTGCTGCCTATCAAGATCAGAACCTCTTCTAAGTAGGAGCTTTAATAGGGTATTTTCAAAGATTTCAATTTTATTTTCTTGTGCCATTTATTTTAAAGTTTATTATTCAAATACAGGTATCGATACTGTCTTCTCTTCACCGTTAACATTTACTTGTACACGTATGAAGCCAGCGGAAGTGAGCGTCACTGTCTGTGAGGTAGTAGTATCAAAACATTCAACAAATGATTGATCTGTATAACTTGTTTGACCTATTACCCCAGAGTAATGATCTATATAACCCGAACCAGCGTTCACTACTCCGGCTAGCGGCTTTGCTAGCTCTTCGATTTGCAAAAAGCGACCATATTCATCAAACTTAATACTATCAAAGGCTAGTACGTCAGGAATATCGTTTTGATCAGCGTAAAGTTCGGTTAAACCGACTTTCTTGTTTGTAACTGTAAGGGTATTATTATCTGCGACGTCAGATATACCTGCAACTAGCTTATTGTTTTCTATAACTAGACCGCTACCGAACCCGTTAGGATCTATCGAGCGTATATCAAGTACTCCAGCTAAATTAGATCTAATATTTAACGCGTTGTTAACAAAGTAAAATTGATCCGTGTTAACAACAACCTCCGCACCACCACCAGAAATATCAATGCCGTTTCCAGACTTAAGCTCGAGTTTACCTGCAGCACTGTATTGAAAGTGTGAAGTATTAATATCAACAGTAAGACCGTTACTACCTGAGGTCATGCCATCGCTTAGTTTGACGTCAAGTTTATTGTTTGTAAATTTAAACTTATTAGTATCAATGTTGAGTTTAATTACATCACCCTCACCACCGGTTAATCCACTGCCAAAAGCATTCTGTTTAATATTTGGTGATCCTATTACACCAACGTGGAGGCTATTATTAATAATTTTTACTGTATTGTTATCTGTTCTAACCGATAACCCATCTGTTGTATTAACAGCTAAACCACCGGTAGATTTAACTACACTTGTACCTAGATACTTACTACCGATACCACCTTCCTTCAGTGTAATCTTACCTGAGGTGTTATATTCTAAAGTATTCTCATCAATTTTAGGTCCGATTTCTTCCCAATTACTTAATGAAGAAACACTACCACCTTTAAGCTGGTATAATCTATTGTTTTCATATGCAGTATCACCTCTCGTTGCACTGGTAAGTGTGAGTTTATTTGCAGTAATATAATTTTTATTACCGATTACTTCACCACCTAAAGTAATGCCGTCACCAACCCATACTCGTTTATTATCTGTGGTATAGCCTAACTCGCCCTGTTCAAGTACTACACTTGTTCGTTGCGCATCTAAACCACGTCTAATTTTAAGCTTTACTATTTCTGTTTCTGGCATGATCTTTTTAGTTTATTCTTTTCCAAACATAAACGCCAAACCATGGCGGTATGTTATTATGTGACTCGTTACTACCTTCTGTTGTGAGTATCTCACGTGATTGGTCGCTACCTATAAAGCTCTCAGCTGCTCCACCCGATACGTCACTTGCTACTACAACATAATTACCTTCCTCGTCTGCTGAGTTATCTACTGTAGAAAATACATCTTCACCTGTCTTTATGGTATGTGTATGACTCGGCATCTCTTCTGCGCAAAGCGTATGTACATAAGTACCTGAATGCTCAACAGGTATAACTCTATCATCTCCAGCGGATATAGTGGCGGTATTGCTATTAGTATCCATACCAGTTCCAACACCAGCAATAAATTTACCTTGTGATATACGCTGCCACTGTGTGTTTGGAAATAACGTGTCAGGTTGAATATTACCAATAGAAAGATAAATTGAACCAACAGGGTAAATTAAATTTAAGATAGTATCGTTTAGTTCTTCTGTAATACCTAAACCACTCCCTCTTAATGTAAGTGAGTCAGCGACTACCTCACCGGAAACCGTTAAACCACTACCGCTAACGCCAAAGGATAGAGAGCTCTCATTACCAATACCATCGTAAATAGCCGTCTGACCATTTGTAGGTAGTTGTGCATCCTTTGTGTGGATGAGAGACTTATAAGTTGTACTTATATTGGTGTTTTCGAGTGACTCAGGCATTGTATGAATATATTTATCACTTTGTTGTAGTTTTCAATCAAATATTATCCAAAAACGCATCACTATTAAACAGAGCCACCGTCGGTTAGGTTCCATAGTACATTAAACCCTGCAGGTCCGTCTAACGCAGCACGAGCCGCCGGCGCATTAGGGTTATGTGTTGTATCAAATCGTAAGGATCCTACATTGAACGCTGTTTTATGTGGAAATGGTGTACTATTCGCTTCAGCGTCAAGCTTTTGTGCGTACCAATTTACGTATGCATCAGCTAATACCTTTTGATTGGTTGAAACATCCGGGCCACTGAAAAAGGAATTTAATCTTGTAGGGGTATAGTAATTATCCGGTACACTTGTAATATTAAAACCGCTGTAATCGCAATTTACTAGAGATATACAACCACCGAATGGACTATTCATACCTGCAATCGACGAGGTATCCCAACTTGATACATCAAGAGTGGTAATTGATTGACAACCGTTAAACATCCCAGCTATACTTGTTACTTTACTCATATCCCAACCCGATATATCAATCGGATCAATTAAATTAATGCAATTTTGAAACAAGTTTTCTAGTCCAGTTGTTTTTGACCAGTTCCAATTACTAACATCGAGTGTAGTTAGCGCTCTACAACCTGCAAAAGCCTCATCTGCATTGACAACATTACTAACGTTCCAGTTACTTACGTTTATTCCATGAGGATGCTGAGTATTTATATCAGTTCCTTGCGATCTTAAACTTGTGCAAGCCTCAAACATACCATGAAGATTGTTTAAGTTCCCGGTCGTGAACCAGTTATCCGTATTAAGATACTCTAAAGAACCACAGCCCTTAAACATATTGTTTTGATAGCGCCCTTGTCCTGTTGTTGTAATCTTCCAGTTCCTTGTATCAAGATTATTAATAGAACCACAATCAGTAAACATTGATCTTGTATTTACACGTGACATATCACCCCAATTTGTTAGATCGAGTGTAGTAAGGTTTATACAGCTATTAAACATCGCGGTAGCAGTGCCGAAAGTACCTATACCACCGGTATTGAAGACCGGAAAGTACCAATTACTGGTATCGAGCGTTGTAAACCGCGTATTAGAAAACATAAACGATGTATCATTACAACGGTTAAAGTTCCATAGACTACAATTAGGTGAAGCTAGAGATACGCAATCACGGAATAACATAAGAAACCTACTACAGTTACTTACGTCCCAGTTTGTAACATCAACAGCTGCTAAATTAGTACACTTATAAAAAGTTTTTGTTAAATCACGTATATCACCATTCTGTATATGTGTTGTATCTATACTTGTTAAATTTGTACAGCCTTCAAAGGTCCCGTATAAATTCCAAATATCGTCATATGTATCACTAACGTCCCACTGATCAAAACTAAATGACGTGAGACCTGTATAACCAAAGGTTCTATAGAGTGAGCGGGGTGTCGTTGTACCTGTTGTACCACCAACAACTATATCTAGCGGTATTTTTTTGCTGCCGGCATTAAACTCGACAAAGTTAGAACAGCCATAATAAAGAGCGTTTAAGCATAACCCGGTCTCTCCATACGCAAGTTGCTTAGTTATCTTTTGTTTTGAACTTGTTGTTAAAGCCCATGAAGGGAACGTTCCCCATATCCTAATTTCATATGTCTGTGTAGGGTCACCATGCGAGGGGTATGTGTGAGAAATTAAAGCGCCACCTTCACTATAATGTCTTTCCGATTGTGTATAATGTTCACGGTCTGTACCGTCGCCCCAATCTATAGTAAAATCATATTCTAGTTTTGTACCAGTCGATGGAACGTTACGCACTCCATTAATATTAGAATGATATTGTAATCTAAAATCTACAACACCTTCTGTTTCTATTTCCCACTCTGTAGTAAATGGGCTGGGTTGATTGAAGTAAGTAAATCTAGCTTCATCACATACCGGTAATGTACGCTCTGGAACTTCACCGGAATAATCACCCCCAGTTAACCCAGTTACACATACAGTATTTTCAATAGCAGAGAGATCATATGTGTCTGTAGATGTGATCACATATGGGTATAAAATAGTTAACTTTTCATCTTGGTTAATAGTCGCGCCTTGATAAAGATCTAAAATATTACTATCAACTCTGTTATCTTCAATATTAATATCTCTAACAGGTAGCTCACCAACGTTTGTAATTTCCAGCTTATATGTAAGTATATCACCTACATCAGCCCTTACCGGGTCACTAGAATATTCTGATATTGTCTTTGTAACAGATAACTCACCAGGACCTGGCCTGTATATGTTTGATATAGAAGATGTATCTTGTTTTGAGCCAAGTGATGTATTAACAATAGCAGTATTATCAATTGCAGTTTTATTAAATACATCATCGCTTGTAACTCTACGCGTATAAACTGCTTCTGCGCTTGTATATCCGGCTAATGTAACACCACCATCAAATAACTCCTGACCTTCAACTATAGTTATATCAGGTAGAGTGTCACGTAGCTCTATTTCACTCACAGGCATGCCACCTGTATTTTCTAATACGACCTTATATACAAGCAGATCACCTCTTGAATACTCACCTGATACTTCACCTTCATCCATGTGAACGTAAAAGTTTATGCCACTACTCTGAGGCCCACTTAAATAACCATTAGTAATCGGCCATAGAGGTGCAGGAAAATCCGGATCATCATATATACCTTCTATACTTGCTGCAGTAAAAGGAGATGTAAGGGAGCTGTAAGGGTAAGCAGACCATCTCGTGTCGTATATACTACTAGTGGTAAACGATGCGTCGGCGCCAAAAATAAGCGTTGGCCACTCAAACGTTACCCTAGCTTCATGATATGGTAATGATAGAGTGTGTGAAGGGTCACCGTATGTTGTAGGTAACACTGACAAGGGCGCATTTCTACTACTTGTAGGCGATGTCTTTCTGGCTGTAACAGATCCATAATCAGTTATATTAATCAACCATGGATCTTCATCGAGCGCCTGACCTTGAAAATCGGAAGCATTTGAGAAGCTTGTTGCGTTTGGAAATGTAGCCCAACTTATAAAGAACCTACGAAGTTCACGAGGTGTAAAGTATGCTCGTGTATTATAATTAACATCAACTCCCGGCCCACATACTGTCTGTGCTGCAGCAGTCCAGTATGTGCTTAACCTCTGTGTGTTTGCTACTGTGCCAGGTATAATGTCGAAGTTGAGGGACTGGCTGTTGAGGCCGGCTGATGAGCTCTCAGTACAAGATACATTATCATCAATTTGTAAACCACCAATAGAACCTTTATGTTTGACCGTGCTATCGTTAAGTAAAGACCACTTTGGCTCGTAATATATAAATGATGATATTGGTATATTTGTAGTTATCAACGAACCACCAGTAAGCAAGCTTTGTACACTACCGTTAATGTTTAACGTCTCATCTACCGGTCTAGTAATTGTAGGTGGTATTGATATTAAATTTTTTCTTATAGTTATATTACCAGGTTCAAGAATCTCAATACCATCAACCATATCATATGCATCACTATTAAGAGATACAACAAAGGCAGAGTTTGATACTGTTCCTGTGCTAAGGTCATCTTGCGTTACAGTGTAATTATACTTCACTACTGCTGTTGTATTTGCAGGTATAGTCGTATTACCAGTAAAGAGGTTATATGGATCACTTAAAATAGATATGTCCTGCTGTAAGGTGTCAGTTAATGTAACGTCGTATATCTCAATAGCATTCGGATTTATTACACTAATAAGATACGTTATTGTATCATCAATTGTATATGGGCCAGGTGCCTCAATTTCTTTATTAATTAATATATCAGCAGTATATATTTGTATATCATCTACTGTAGCTGTAACTGTTGGAGCGCTTGAATCAACCACGGCCGCGTTTGATAGTGATCCTACTAATACATCGTTCGCTGTCACTCTATAATCATATGATATTGAATACGTTTCATTTGGTGGTATTGTAACACCACCAATTAAGAGATCATATACATCTTCTATATTAAAGATACTCGACTGTAGTGTATCTGTAAGCTTTACATTAGTTAAGTTAACATCACTCGTATTACTAACTTCTACATTAAAGGATATAATATTACTAAACGTGTAAGGACCGAGTGATGTTACGGTCTTACTGACTTGTAAAGATGGCTTTGTTATATTTATATTGCCAACAGAATCAGTCACTAGCGCGACATTAGAAATTGCTGACGCAGAGTTAAACACTACACCATCCTCCATATCTTTTGTCGTAACTACGTAATCATATGTGGTAGAAAAGACACTGTCAGGTGGAATTGTTACATTACCACCAAATAGGTTATATATATCGCTTACTATATTAATAGAAGTTTGTTGTGTATCTAAAACTCTAACAAACTCTAAATTACTTCCGCCTATATTATGAACATCTATTCTGTAAGTGATTGAATCACCTGCTGTATATGGTCCGGTTGATATAACTGTTTTATTAATATCTGCAATAGCCGGTTGCAGTAGTACAGAACGTGTACCATCACACGCAACATTAGGTGTTTGGTATAAATTAATACTCGATAAAGCTTCGGTAGTAACCGGAGTCTCTTCATCTTCTCTTTGTAAAACAAGCGACCCGAGCATGTCTGATGATAAGCATGCTATGTTTGTAATGTATGGTCCCTGTAAATCTTCTATAGTAACTGTATAATCATAAACTACTCTCGTTACCCATCCTGGGGTAATGCAAACACCTCCTTCAAATAACCCCAGTGGATCTCGCTTAACATTTAAAGGTGATAATGAGTCAACCAAAACGGAGCCTGATAAGCTACGCTCACCGGTATTGATAACACTAACTTCATAAGTAATTGTATCACCCTCTGTATACGGTCCTGTCGTTACTTCATTCTTTATAACCTCAATCTCTGGCATCGCAGTGATTTTAGAACAAAAAAAGTTCTTACGTAGCGGGACCGGTGTTGGAAGTCTATCTGCCATATTTAATATTTATACACTTTTAGTTGAACGGCCTTACGTAGATTGAATTATCTGCAGGTGGGTTAACTTCAATATAACAAGGTGGATTTGGATCATAGTATCTTATATACCAGCTTACACCATCTGGTCTAAGGTATAAGAAAATTGGACCACTTTCCTCACATGTAAATAAACCTAAACCACTGTATAATGAATTTGCAAAAATATTTGACATTATACCGTTAGGTCTTGACCACTCTTCGTATGTATAATCCTGCTCTATAGTGTTATTTTTATCTTCAAAATTGATAACCGAGGCTTCAAGCTTAGTGTTTTCTTTTGAAGTTTTATAATAAAACTTATATACATCAAACAATGTACCATCCCTATCTAGAATAAGTGGCCAGCCCCATGAATCGTTATAATCACTTAATTGATAATATTTTGTATAAGAAGAAAATACTCCATCCACATTATAATCACCTTCAAGGCATAAGTTAAAGTATTCGCCCTCTAATTCAATTGCAGATATTGATGTTTCAGTTAAAATCGGGTTACATTTTGCAAACTTAAAACAACTTTCATAGTCTATACCTTCTACAGGGTCAAGATACCACGATTTTAATTGAGGTGGTGTACTTGCACATAAAGGAAGCATCGTATTTAGAGTCACCCACTTACCACTAAACTTTTCAAAAGCAACAATATCATGCCCTGCAAAAACTACACCATCGTCAGGTATTTCTGCGCATCTATCTGTACCATAGCAAGCATTATCAATATAACCATAAGGAGAATAATCTTCTGTGTTTTGATTTTTATCACCGAATAGGCGCGCCATACTAATTGATAAAATATCAAGCAACCTTTTAACGTTCGGAGGTGTTGTATATTTGTTAATCTTAGGTAAGTTATACGACTCGAGGATTGCTGCTAGCTGATCAATATTAGAGTAATCGATAGAACTGTGATTATCCGCAAAATTTTGTATTTTTTCGTATGTGCTTTTACCAATAGAGGTTTGAGCTGATTCAATATTGCCAAATATACTAGTAAGAAAATCATTTATAAGAATTTTAGTATCATCAAACAATGGCTGTGTAGTAACATCTTGAAACACCTCTTCAAAGTTTATATCTTCACCCTGCTTTGCGACAATATAATGATCTTTCGGGTATATACTAAACTTATTACTCGCTCCGGAAAGTGGGAAGTTGTCGTATGTAGTTGTAGCCTCTATCCACACATCCTCCATTATTTTATCTTCTGAATCAATAATAAAATGACCTTTAAAAAATCCACCTGCATAACCGGGAAAGTAACCTGGTACAAGAATAGAAGAAAGGTCGTTAAAGTTTGTAGTAAAAAGGGCTGGGTAAGTAGTGTTATACTTATCTGTTAAGCGTAACTTAATTGGAATATGCGCGCTATCTTCTGTATTAAGATGATAATCAAAACTCTCACCAATAATCGTAGATGTTAGTGACTCTGTTTGTATACAATAACCTAATAGAGGGTCGAGCTCTAAGAGAGGTAGTGATCTCTGTGAGTATCCTTCGTTGTCCTTTATTTGAACTACAAATGGTATCTTTGTACAAGAAAACTTTACATCGTTTATATTAAAGGTGTCAATAGGTATATTTTCGCCATCAATACCATTAGATGTTATACCCAAATAATCGTAAGCAAGGTTATCACAAATCTTTGCTGATGTACCGTAGGTAGTGGTATTAATATGTTTAAATATAGATCCTTGCTCAAAGCCGAACAGTAAGTTATATAAGCCTGGTATATCGCTAACAAAATAGACGTTATTACTGCTCGATACACCAGCAAACTCTGACCCTTCTTTTTGACTCGTTGTTGTTAGAACCTGTCCTCCGGATATATACGCATATATACTGTCATATTCTGTGACTTGAATAGAACTAATTGGTATTGTTTCTACGCCACCTATATCCTGCACAAATTTATAAGTTGGTATAAGATGTCCGTAAGTAGCTGTATTTAAATTAGTAGAAAAATAACCGTAATCTGTCGTAAAGCTCTTAGGTTCAATATATGTAACTACAGGTGGTAAGTGACCACCCGCATTAAACGATCTACTTGAGTTAAACTGAGTTACGTTAATAGGGTTTGTGATTTCACTCGTAAGGTGCTCAATACCACATTGCGATCTATCTATATCGATAAGAACTCTATCCTCTATTATATCTTTAATTTCTACGAGAACAGATCTAGAGTTGCGAAAGCTTACACCGCTGTTATTATATACATAACTACGAATTCTATATTTACCCGGTGTTTTATAAACATGACTACCAGTAACAGTCTCGGTACGTGTACCATCACCGAAATCCCAAACAATGCGCTTATTAGAATATTCACCCGGCCATTCTTCACTTTTTTCTGGTATAAAAGTTAAGGGTGTTGCATCGAGTGTATAACTAGAAAGCGTCTCATTACCTGTTGCATCTAATACTGTGTAATAAAAGAAAAACTCGGTCTCTGTATTACCTGTCAAATCATCTTGATCCATAATTAAATTCTCCGTATATCAATATTTGTAGGTATATCAGATATACCGTAGTAGTATCCATACTCGAAGTTTTGAAGCTTATAATCTCTGGTGAGTATTACACTATCTTGTGTCCTATAATCCGGATTCCATATAACGAAACTAAGGTTAGGTGTAACATTATTACCATTAACAGTCTCAATACCCTCCACGCCATCAATATTAAGAATATCACGTGTTATTTGTGCAATATCTACTAGATCACCTAGATTTAAATTTATAAATGCTGCTTTAAATATAGCTGCTATCTTGGAGCGTACACCGGCATCACTTATTGCCACATTTCTATCCACATCAATACGTAAAAAGGTGTTTCTCACTATATCATCTATGGTATTTGTATCGGTAATCTCACCTACACCGAAGCTAAAAGCTTTAAAAATAGGATCTGATATGACGACATTATGTGTGATGTCTTTTTTATCATTGCAATAATCGATAATTAAACGCTTTTGCCCTTCGTTTAGATAGTTTGGTAGTCTCTCATCAATAACCATCTCGTTTGTCCGAACAGTATATACATATATATTATTAAAGTTAGTTGATGTAGAAAAATTAACTTGTGCTAACAAGGTTCTAGAATCATCTATACCTTGTGATAGTCCGATCTTATTATAGTAAAACAAGACTTGTGATGTATACTCATCATTTGATAGTACCTTTACAGGTCTTGTTACATTATTAAACTCTCTATTAATAAGATTTTCGTAATCCTGTTTACTTACTAACCTGTCCTGAGCAGAAAACATCTTAGGCGCGTTCTTCTTTATCTCATCAACCGTCTCAGCTGACCTTATTGGTGTTGAAGCATATTGATTAGAAGTACTAATTAATGGTAGATCCGCCGGTACGATAAGAGAAGATTCGTCTATATTAGTATATAGTTGACTCTTTATTTGATCAAATAGCGTTGAAGAATATAAATTAAAGTTCTTACCGTTAATAGCTGTCTTACCAATAATACCTGCCTCACCATCAGAGACAAGATAAAAGATTACTGCAGTATCTCCAGCTTTAAGAGAGCGGCCATTGTTACCATCACCGAATTTAAACTCATAATTACCATCATGGTTAAAACGCTTTTCATAACACGAATTAAACGGCTCAGAAGTAAATAGAGAGGTTGTTTCTTCCCATAGTGACCATTCACCAGTTACACTATCTCGCACATAAAGTACAAAAGAGTTATCTGCAATAAAATTATTTGCTGCGTCGGTAACTTTAGTCTTTATTTGTGGAGATGTATAAGCATCAATTAAAGTAAATGTTTCGTATTCTTCACCAGATGCTGTAAAGGTGGCTTCTTTTATGGAGCCTTGATATAAAATATCGTTACTAATCTCTAAGGTTTCACGAGCTGCTCCATTTGTCTTTTCAAATAGAATATCTTGTAAGGTGTGGTATGTTATACTACCGACATTAAGAAGAGAAAACTTTGGAATAGTATAAACACCTGAGTTTAGACCAGTAGCTTCTAGACTGATATTAAGAATACTTGTCTGATCTCCAAGAGGCTTGTAGCCTAGGTTAGATACAATTTTATTAATATTTTCGTAAATTGTAGCTGTGGTAAATGTACCTTCATTAGATGTAGTGTTTAGATAAAACAACAAAACATGATACATATACGATACAACATCGATAAACGCGTTAAAGTTTGAACCTTCAAAGTTTTGATCTGTGAAAACTTCGTTCTCATTTAACCTCTCGATAATTAATTCTTTTAAAGAATTTGCATCGAAGCTTAAATAAGCGTCCTTCGGTAATTTAAAGTCTGTATAATTTTGTAAACTCATATTAGTACGTATCCATCTTTATTTAATGAACCTTTTAGGTTTAGCCCGTAAACATCCAAGGTTGGAACAGAAAAGTAAATATCAACATTGTATTCATTATTATCTTCATCGGTGGTGATCTCAATACCATTAACAGTTATACGTGGTTCTTGCCTACCTAGATTAAAGTATATATCTTGCGCAATAAAAAATGCTACTCGAGAAGATATAGGCTCAAATAGGTAATCACGTAGGTCTAACCCAAACGTGGGATTAAGCAGCTTTTGACCGGGAGAAGTTGAAAGTATATTTTTTACTGAGTTAAATACTGCCTGCTCATTTAATAACTCGTTAAGATCTCTAGGCTCTGATTCTGCATATAACTCCTCACGTATGTAGCGTGAGAATTCTAAGTCCATTTTTAAGTCCTTATAAAGATACCCCTTTTCTAGAGCACGCTCTTCAGAATCGGGCTGCTTTAGTATATCTAACTTAATCACAAGTTTATTTAATCAAGCAACCTCGCTTTAAACAGGGTGGATGTTCGTATTTTTTGAAAAAGTCTAATCACTTAATGTTATACTACATGTTATAACACGATATTATTCATAACTTTAGCTGTATTTATAAACTGCGCCCCATAAATAATGTTATGGCTAAACAAAAGAAATTTATTCCACTACTTGAATCCTATATGAAGAGGTTTGAACGAGGTGGTTTTTTAGTAGGTGACATTTTTGAGTTTGATGATAATTTTAAGAGTCATGATGAGTATAAATCTTTAGGTCAAAACGTTAAAGATATGCTTGACGAGATGATTGAGTCGGGTTTATTGATTCGTGTTGTAGGTATTAAGGATGAGTCACCACAGAGATACCCTGCAAACGCAGATGGTGGATCTCTATTACCAGTACTTAATATTGCACTTGATAATACAGGTGGTAGAGTTACACATCGATGCTCTATTCCTTGTTGCTTAGGTCAACCAGGTGAGTCTGCCTACCCAGGACTCGATCCGATACCAGATAGTCTGTATCGTAAGGATAAAGTTAATATTAAGCCTGAAGAGGTAACTGAGGATGAAGAGAACCTCTCTAATAAGTCAGATACTGGTAATGGTGAGCTTAGTCAAACACAAGCCAAGCTTCCTACACAAAACACAGAAATTCCATCAACAGCTGCTACACCATCGATGGAAGTTAATTCCTATACTAAGGATTACCTGAATGGTTTGAAAGGCTAATTAATCTTCTCGAGATTAATCCAACAAGCAAAACAGTTAATTTCGCGATCTAAAACGAAGTTAGACTTATAGAGATGATCTGCTATTACAGCGATCATCTCTTTCTTTTTAATACCATTTATCGGTTGCTCATAGAGATAATCGAGGAAGTTTGCCATTAAAGTATCATAGTCACCTTGAAACCTATCTTCATTTTCAATTAAATGCTTTCTTAACTCTAGTGTATTCTTTGTTGTTACCTTCTCGAGGATAGTCTTAAGTAATGCTTCATCTGACTGTGTATTATTGATACATAGTTCACCGCCTATTACACTCTTCTGAAGCTCGTTAATAGTCTTGCGTAAGTCAGGGAAGTACCTCTTAACAAGCATAACAAACGCCTTCTTTTGCTCGTCAGAGATAGTTACATTTTCTTCTTGTAGAATAGTATAACACCTCTTAACAGCCTGATCAATTACAGGTTTAAGATCAAGTGATTGACACCTAGATTGCAGAGCTGGAATGATCTTATGCTTATAGTTAGCAGTAAGAATAAAGCGACAGTACTTAGCGTACGTCTCCATAGTGTTACGCAATGCTCCCTGTGCCTGAGGCGTTAGACCGTCAGCCTCATCTAGTATTACTACTTTAANACCCCCGTCGAATGACTTGGTCTGAGCAAAGTTAGTGATATTATGTCTAATAGTATCAACACCTGATTCATCCGATGCATTAATGTATAGGTAGTTACAGCCTAAGATATCATTAACTATAATCCTAGCTAAAGTCGTCTTACCAGTACCTGGATTACCAGTGAATAATAGGTTAGGAATCTCATCCTTAAACTGACTAACAATACCAAGAGACTGCTCATCTAAGATAAGATTAGCAAGCTTCGTCGGCCTATATTTTTCACACCATATTTTATCAAATTCAATCATTTTCGTTTTTTACGCTTCTTATCAGGTTTACTTACAGACACTGTAACAGTCTTTCTAATCTTAGTCTTACCTACCTTACGCTCTGTTACCTTCGTTTTTCTCGTTGTTGCCATATCTCTTTATTTACCGGAGGATCCAAATCCCTTATCACCTCTATCTGATTGTACGACTGTTCCTTCTGTTACATTAACAGGGTGGTTACTATATACAACAAACTGTGCAATTCTATCACCAACCTTAACCTCGTAATCTTTATCAGTTAAGTTATAAAGCTTTACGCCTGCATCCCCACGATAACCTTCATCAATAATACCAGGATGAGGCATAATACCATGCTTGAACCCAAGTCCAGATCTACCTTCGATCTTAACCCAAAATCCAGGCTCGATAAAGCTAAATTTAAGTCCTACATCTACAACTGCTGAGCCTTTTGCAGGGATTGTTACATCAACAACTGACGTTACATCTAGCCCAGTATCGTTATCATGATTCTTACCAGGCAGTACTGCATTACTATTTGTTTTCTCAAATCTTAATTCCATATATACATATAATAGCATATATTTGCAAAAAGTCAACTAGTAGATTAAATATGTATATGAGTGAAATAGATGATGCTGTTGATGATATTTTATCACAAATTAAAAATCATAAAAACGCTACTACAGAGATTGAAAAAGCTCCAGAAAATTTTGATGCCGAAAAGCTTGAAGAGTTTATTCTTAATAAGACGAGCTCACTAGTTAACAGTTCGATAGATATGGTAGAAAATGTAAGAGATTACATTTCTTCTGCGCCAGAGAATAGAGATGTAGCATCGCTAGCGGAACTTATAAGAGCGTCTACAGGAGCCATTGATACACTAACAAAGTTGCATACTTCAAAAGAGGGTAATAAGTCAAAGCTAGAAATAAAGCAAATAGATATACAAGCAAAAGAAAGAATGAACATAGCTGACAACCAGACTAAAGTACTTCTATCTAGAGATGATATTATGAAGGCTTTAATGGATGATGGTGATGAAAGTGTAGTAGATGTTTAGCGCTTACGCGAAGCTTTCCGGGTTCTGCCCTTGAAATACACCCAACCATGGTGTAGTAGCTAGCTTTCTACTATTTGAAACGCCAGAGCTTGTATCAACCCATATAGCTCCCATATTTGCTATATCGAAGTGCACGACGGTATTACCCATATAACTTGGACCAGCACCAGCACCAGGTGTGTATCCCATATTCTTTGATAGTTGATTGAATGCTGCTGAGAACTTCGCCCAGGTAGCGTTATCTTTAATACTCACAGCGTTTCCATTCTTATACAGCTTGAAGTCAGCAGCTGTTCCACCAGTCTTACCGTTAAGTGTTCTTATATCATGTCGTACTGAACCTGTTCTTACACACTTTCCATTTAGATACCACTTACTACCCTTCTTGACTGCTCCGCGAGAAATAGCATCACCCTTACTCATCTGACCAGTAGATGTTAGATGTACACGCTCACAACCTGCAGCTATAGTAGCTTTAGATAATATAAATTCTAAGTCAGGGTGTAACGGTTTATTACGACAACCACCACCTTTACCAGTGATATAAGCACTACCTTCTGGAATCTCTACATCCCCACACTTAAGCTCTTTATCTAGTATAGACTTAATTTCATCATAATCACCGATAGCGACACGTACTTCAGTGTCACCCTTATGTTTAACCTGTGTCTTATGGAAACGCCATGGTGTAGCTTTAACGTCGGGGTTATTATTTTTCTCTGCAACAGCTACACCGATTGGTTGCTCTTCAAATACATACTCATAGGCAGCTGGTGTTAATCCATATGTTGGTGAGTTAGTACCTTTACTCATATGTGCGACTATCTGTACAATCTTAGCACATTTACCTGTTTGTCTGATTACTACAAAGGCTTTGTTATCTAAGATAGCTTTTTCAATTGAACCACCAAACTGCAGAGGTTGTAGACCATTCTTAACAACTAGCAGTTCGTCGAGTATAGACTTGTTTGTTATTGCACCATCAGCAAAAAACGGCTCGTTTTGATGTCGTGTCATACCATTTTCATTTAGCTTATGCTTCCAGCCATTTGAAATTTTATGCACAATAAGATCTTTATCCTTTAACTTTACTTTACCGTTAAGAGCTGCGCGTAACTTGTTACTTTCCTTAGCTTCAATAAATCTTTCATCTTGTAAGGAATAACCCGGACAGATTTTTAACTTGGGTATATTTGTATCTCCCTTATCAGAACCATCCTGGATTACTGTACCCCTGATAACTTTTTTCTTCTTTCTATCTATATAACCACCTGCTAAGAACGGCCATCCGTTAGCATCCGGAGCGTTTTTAGACGCTAGAGGTTTAGATATCCAATATGTATCTGCTTTTTTAATTTCATCGTCTTTACCGAGCAGAACACTTGAACCACCGATACCACTTCCACCTCCACCTGTTGCATTATCACCACTCGTTGAGCTAGATCCAGCTGCTCCTTCACCAGCACCATAAGATCCGAGTAACGCACCACAGTCATCAGAACCAGCTCTAGAAAGACCGGCAGAATTATATACACCACCTGGATCTGCAGAGTAAGAGTCACCATTTGCCTGCATAATATTAACACCGAGTGGTGTGCTCATATTGTCCGTGTATGGGTTATACCTATATGCAACTTGAAACTTATCAAAGCATGGTCCTAGCGTCGCCGCTACCGTGCTTATCATTTTTTGCCCTGCCTGCTCAAAATCAAAGAAGTTTTTAATATCTGGTGTGTATCGGTTTACCTTACCTAGACTGGTAGAACCTCTCATTGTTCCTTGCTTTAGCCCGGCCTTACTTAGTTTAGGCACTTTACTCTTACCAGCTAGCGCCTCTTGTGTTGTAGTCCATGATTGCTTTGCGACAGTATTAACATCAACAACAGCTCGTTGAAAGATACCAGGCATTTTGTTGAAAAGTGTAAGATCTAACCCGGATACAACATCAGTCGCAACATCTTTCAGACTAGATAGATCAAAAGTATTTTCTCCGACCTTTGAAGAGGCGTTTTGTGTAAGACGGCCNACACTATCTGANGTCTGGGTAAATATATTACATGGTGCTGTTGTACAATCACGTGATGCTTGCTGTAGAGCATTTCTAAACGCAGCGTCCGCTCTGTTTACATTGTTAATTAAATCATCATCAACATCAGTTAAAGTGCCAGGGTTTGTATTTGTAACTACATCTTCAATAATATTTGTATTAATGTCCTGACCTACACCTTGTTGGTTGTTACCACCGCCGTTAACTACACCTGTCGCTATGTTTAAATCTGTAAATGTACCAGCACCGCCGTCTATATTTGTAAATGTTTCATTACCATCTGCACCTGTACCATTTATATCTACGTCAAAAATTGAACCATTGTCTATTGTTTGTGTAACAGTTATAGCTATATCATTTTCAGGTGATGTTCCACCTACATTATCACCCGTAATTACAATCTCACTACCTGTAATATATCCCGTGCCGCTATTAGATATATCATCTAATATATAAATACCATCTTGTTTAGATATATTAAATGTAGAGCCTCCTCCAGAAGTTCTAGTTACTATATCATTCACTGTTGATATAGTCGCAACACCACTTACATTATTAAATGCTGCGAGAATATCAATACCCCCACCAGTAATATTAGCGCTAGCGATTGTACCACCGCTACCTGTTTGTGTGACAGTTACTGTAGCATCGTTTGCTGGTGTAATGCCTCCTAGCTTATCACCAGTAATTGTTAGAATGTCACCTACAATATAACCTAATCCTCTATTTGCTATACTATCGATAGCATATATACCGTTTTGATTTGTAATATTAAATGTAGATCCTTCACCCGTCGTGCCTGTTAGTTCACCATTAACATCCGTGAATAAATCTATATCGTTTACACCGCTACCCTTTAAATCAACACTGATTATTGAACCATCAGCACCCACCTGTGTAATAGTTATTATTAAATCGTTAGCCGTGGATGTTCCTCCTAACGTAACGCCTGATATAATAATCTTATTACCTACAGTATACCCCTCACCCGGTTCGGTGATCGCGTCAATCACATATTCACCCTCTTCATTACTTATATCAAATAAAGCTCCAGTACCTTCATTACCTATAATATCTACCTGACCGATAATGGTATTATCAGTTCCTGCTGCAGCAACACCGTTCAATAGAACAGCGATAACCTCACCCTTTGATGCGATTTGTGTTATTGTAATCTCGAGGTCATTTTCAGGGGTCTCACCACCTAGGTTATCACCAGTAATAATTATAGTATCTCCAACACTGTAATCAAGACCAGGTCTAATTATTGACTTTAAGATATAAACATTATTATCTCTAGAGATATCAAATAATGCGGTTTCCTTTCTTTGTGATGTTACTTCACCCGATTCAACAATGTCCGGAAATCCTGTTTGACCGCCTGGATTACTAAACCCAACTGGGTTACCCGGTGTATCAGTAGGTATACCACCACCGATGCTTGTACCGACTTTACGATCACTTGCATCACTACCGGTATCACCAACGTTTGGAAAATCAGGATTATTAAATATATCATTAACACGTCTTATTTCATCTTGAAAATACGGATGTGGTACCATCTTATCCACATAAAAATCGATGGTAGACCAGTCTAGTAAACCGCTGTTCAATACCAAAGTCTCAACAACGCGTCTCGCTGCTAACGGGTCACCTTCTAGAGCTGTATTAAAGTCCACAGCCAGGTCGATGTCGATTATAAAATCAGGGTCTTCTACAAGCTCACAATACGGTGTTGAGTACCTTAAGTAGTCTCTACTTATTGCAATCCCGAATAGCTTTTCAGCTAAATTATTTCCATATATAACCATACTATAATTTATGTTGTTCCACGTGTTGGTGGCGCGTTTTTGATTTGACCGTCCCGCCATACTCGGTGTTTAGGTACACCGTCATAACTACCTACCTTACTACCATGGACATTTGTATAAAATAACTCACCGCCAATAGTCGTGCCTGGGTTACCAGCTGCTAAACGTCGACGTGCTAACGGGTTACCACTTTGATTACTCGCGTTATCTGTAGCATAGTTTGTTATGTTAGATCCCGCTAATACCTTATTCATTTGACTGGAATAATCTGGAGGAGTCTTATTAAGTTTATTTTTTGTTGATGCTGGGTAATAACCTGGATCTGATAACGTACTCCGTAGCGTTCTACCAGTTGCTAAAGATCTATTCGTAACCGTCTCCATATAGCCTTGTATAGCAGCATCACCCTGACTACCAACTTCTGCCTTAGCAGAAGCGAATAATAACCGCTGTAAGTCTGGATCATTTTTTAGCTCTTCATTAATACGACTTCTATCAACAACACCCGTTTGGTCAATATCACCTACTGGTGTTAAATTGCTATCTACCGGTGAGAGTGGTAAAGCATCATTATTTTCAACTGCAGCTGTTGAAGCTAGAGAACCACCACCGGCAGATGAACTGTTATTATCGACCCTATTATTAGATACAAGCTCTTTATATAAATTACTATTACCAAACAACCGGACTGCTACAATATCTGTTTTATAGTCGAGCTCTGTAAACGAATGTGTAACGGATGTTACTAACCATATATTCTCTGGACTATCACCAAATACTTCACCACCATTGATCTTTATAAAGTTTCCAGGCTTTCTAAATACCTGACCTTTACATGTAAAAAGTACACTATCGTTTAAGAATAAAAAGCTACGCTTAACTCTATTGTATAAATGATCCTCAATAATAGAAGAAAATTCGCCAGGGTCTTTTTGCTCAAGTCTGTCGATATTGTGTATTTTTCTTTCGTTAGGTGACAAGACTGGTATAGCGCTAAACCAATCTGTTTGATCACTAATTAAATCATTTCGTTCAAATGAATCGACAATATCTTCAAACCGTAAGGTTTCAATATTTAGGTTAGTTATATCTGAACTTACACAGTCATTTTTTAAAAAATCACCCCACATTTCGTCTCTCGCTCTTCCAACATCTGCTTTTATAACCTCAAAACTTTCTACAGTATTAAATTCAGGTGATCCACCTGTTTCAATTTCTGCTGGCGCCATTGTAAACGCTTCTGAGTAAACGTCAGAGAAGTCTCCACCGGTGTTATTTTTAACGGACCTGAGAAACTCATGATGTCGCGGTGTGAATACCTCTTTAAAGGTAAATTTACGAGCGACATCATTATCATAATCACGTACGTTATTTATTTTAAGAATAGGTACCGTATTATTTGAACCATCCTGTATCTGTATACTCTCAGCAATCCTATAAAGTACGTCATAAACACTATCCTCCACATTCCACCAGAACGCTTGTATATTACCTACCGTTCCGTTGTTAATTTTAAATTGACCTATATCAACTATATCTTCATAACGTGTGCTTGTTGTAAGTAAACTCTGCACCCACGCATTTATTACTACCTCAAGGTAGTTGCCAACCTGTGCTGTATCTTTATTCCAGTTTGGAAAGAGATTTTTCATTGACGTTTTCTTGAGTAACGACGTCGTAGCTTCTTCAAATGTAAAAAGTATATTATTATTGATTATATTAGAAGACATACCCGTACTTGTCTCTAAAATAGCTATAAAAGATATGACTCGATCTTTTGCCTCATCTATCGGACTATCTAGATCTGATATTCGTATATATAAGTACACGGTATCTTCTGTGGATCTTATAGCTTTAACACGCTCAAGCAACTGACCAGGATTTTTAACACAGAAGTGTCCAACTAATCCCATACTTACAAGATCCTCTTCAATGTGAAGTTTAGCAACCGGGCCTACATCGAGTGTAGCATATTCTGGAGCAGTGTCTGAACTACCAACATTCCTTGAAGTAACAAGCCGTATGTCAATTTCAAAATTTTGACCGTCAAGATTAATTTTCATTGCTGTTAGGAGTTCATTTGCGCTAAGATAGTATTAACTACATTAGGTTTGATATATTTATAGCTAATCCCTGCTTCTGCCATAAAAATATAATCTGGCTTATTAACTAATACAATTAACCACCAGAAGTCTATAGACCCATACAGCTTATAAGAGAGATGTGTCCATGACATTTTTCGATCTAGAGAAATTTCTTCATAAACATCTCCGTTAAGTGATTCAGGTAAATATACTTTATTAAGTAAGTTATAAAAATAATGAGAGGTATTATCTGTTTCTATAACGTTAACCTTAAAAATATTATCATATAAGGTTTTAGCTATTTCACTAACTTCACTATCTTCAATATTGTTTCTTTTAACTCCGTTGTTTACTGTACTCATACTTATAATATCCTATTGTAATGTTGGACCGGCTAAATCTCCTATTTTAACACGTTCTTCTGATACTGAAGTCATAAACCCATCACCCATCATTGTATTTGCGTAGTCAGCAAGTAATGATGTAATCTCAATAGTAACTTCATACGCATCTGGTATAGGAGTCTCAAATTTGTTGCCACCAATATCAACTGTTTTGTTTCTTGTGGTACCTACAAAATTGACCTCCAGACGACTTATTTCTGCATAAGGCATACTTACCATTCCAGGTATAGTTACACTGTATAATTTAGGTGGTCGTACCCGAGTGAAACTAGTTTTAAATGGTTTGTTTTGATAAATAAGTAACCATAATAGTTCATAGTTTTGTTGATAGGGGACATCATTTCCCCTTTTAACGGTGTTGAATAGAGGGAATTTTACAGTCACCGACTGACCTTGTTCATTTACCTTATATGATTTTGCCTTTTGTATAAATACACCAGGTTGAGCTAAATTAATTAATTTAGCGCCGGCTTCGAATAGACCGGCTACTTTGGTGGCGACCTCACTTACCATTCCAGGAGCATTTTCTTCCGATGTACCCTCCCAAGAGTTTTGTATTGATGGAGGATTTTCAAAGTAAGGTAAAACGTATTTGTACCCCGTCGGTTCAGTTAAGTAAATACCTATCAGTGATTTTAATTTATTTGCTGTTAATAACTCACTATCTTGCCCTTCGGTTAGTGCACCTACCGCGGCTCTCCCACCCACGGCCAATTTGTTTAATAAAGGACTATTACCGGCACCGATTAGGTCAGTCATTTTTTTGAAGTATGAGTCTTGTTCTTCACCACCACCGACACTACCAATGCTAGTTTTTAACGTATTCGCATAATATAGAGCTTGTGTTAATAGTGAAGATAGTAGTTGTTCTCTCTCTACTAAAAATACTTGCGGTGTCTTACGTATTGCATTCTCTTGCATTTGCGTACTACCACCTGAATACCAGCTAAAATTACGTATAACATCAACAATGCCAGCACCACTATGCTTAGGCTTTAAATACGGGTCAGTGTTATTTAAAATACCACCATCTCCACCGTCGGAGCTACCTGTCAGCAATTTTTCGGATTTAACTGGTTCGAAACCTGTAATAATATTAGCCATAATTATGATGTAAGGAAGTTATCACGTATATTTATTGACTTAGCTCGTTTTGCACGTGGTGTTTGTTGCGACTGTATAATGGTAGTATTGCCCGTACCGCCGTTAGTACTAGTATTATTTGCAATAATTCTAAGCAATTCTACTTGATCAATAGCAGCTGTATAAAGCTGAGCGTTAATATCTTTTATTTCTGTATAGTGTTTATTCAACAAACCAGACATAGTAGCTATACCAGTATCTGATTTACTTGCTTCTTGTTTATAGATATTATTTGTAGCATACTGACTTGTATCTTTTGATACTGAATATGTCTTTTGCCATGGCTGTGCAGCGCCAGGGGTCTTATTTGCTTCACGATTGTCAACGTTACTTAGTGATCTACGACCTTTATATGGTGAGTAAAATCCACTAGCATTATAAACATTTGCAACTCTACTACGTGGTTTGACATCAGGTTTCAGCTTACTTTGTATACTTGTAACAACAGGTGAAGTACTAACAGGTTTACTTAAGCGAGACATACGAGCCTGTTTAACACGTGTTTCAACACCGGCAGCCGCCTTATACTCTGGTGTATCTACACCATACTCTTTACCGCCAAACTTAACGGCTTTACCTGGTATAAGATGGTATGTAGCCGGCAACTTTACCTCAGCTTTCTTTAATGAAGGTGTCTGACCGTTACCGGTTCGCTCGAGAATTGATGGTCCTCTCATACTTCTCGACTCTTCAGTATTACGTATAGCTTCTCGGCCTATAGACGCTTGCCTCCTTAGTCCGGAGGCGGTGGAGTCTGCTCTGTCTGCTTTATTGCGCAAGTCACGCGACATGCCCGGGTGTTTATTTTTACTAGCGTTGATTCTTAGAGATTTTGCAACTCGCTCCCACCCTTCAGCAGATTCTATCAATTTCTGTTGTCTAGGTGTCAGGGGTTGCTGTACTTGTTTAGCTTGAGGTGTAGTAGCTTGTGGAGTTTGTGATGTATCAAGATACTTATTATACTTATTACTTATCTCAGG